TCACCCGATGGATACGGCCCAGGGCAACAGGCCAGTGGCACTCACCTTCCAAGCGCAACACACACATTCAATCCGCACATCCCAATACAACGCATTCGAACAACACAACACCTTCACTGACAACACAGCCTCAGCCAGCCATTGAACCTTATCAAGAATGGGATTGATGAAAACATGGATACCGTTATCGTTCACATCCATCCGGCAGCGCCTCGGGAAACGCCAACGACGGACACCCTTCCATACCGACAGCCACCACCAACCACGATGGATGCTTCACGCATCCAGGCTGTCTTGCAAAGGAAACACGATACGCACACTGACCAACACACACACCTTAAAGTGACACTGGCAATGCCACTTCGTGACTAAAACCATCGACAGAGAGTCAGAATGCCGCAATATGCCTGCGGCCCAAGTAACATCTGGATTGCTGCCGCGCCAGATGCCTTGATGTTTCAGCGCAACATTCAATGACCGAACAGATATGCAACATCGCAACAACAACGAACACATTGCACCGATCCGCACGCACCATAATCACTCACCTTCACCCAACCAACACCATCACCCCACAGCTTACGCCTGCGCCTAAAACCGCAAGCACAACTAAATTCCAATACCAACACCGATCAAGAGCGCCTCTGCGGCCTACGGCCAGAACAACGGACTGGATAGGATGAATACCGTTATAGATAACTTTCCGGTGGCGGCTCAAACCGTTGCAAGCACGCTTCCATCAAAGGAAATTCAAAGCGGCGCAACCTGGGGTTCTGTGGCCTCTTCTCATCCAACATCGTGCTGAGCCGTCGGCACCCTTTACTAATGGCGGTATTAACGGCTTTGACTTTCCAGTCATACAACGGGCGATCAGGGAGCTGACGAATTTGTTCCAACAACTTAGAAAATAACGACCCTGGATGTATGAAGGCTCCCCAACACATCAGGGTTAGATTGATCGCGCACACGACTTCCTTATTCAGAGGATGCATCCCCCCCCTACCGTGACTCTCCCCATTGCCACGCCCACCACTTACCGCTTCCTCTGGCTCCCCCTGTAAGGGATCGAAAAATGGCAACGGAGTCATGGGCTTGTCACTCAATGCAGCAGCCAGTTCCTCAGAAAGATCAAAAAAGCGCGCAGCGCAACCTTTGTCCCCAGCATAAAGAATCGCGACCGTCTTCCCAGTGCTGCGTTCAGTCGCATCAAACTGGTAATAACGATCCTCCAGAGGGCGGCCACAACAGCAACGCAACGCCATCCCTTGCAATAACCGCGTGTGCATAACCGGCGTCAAACGATATTGGTGCAGGATCTCCCGTTTTTTATCGTCACCTGGACCATTGGTAATGAGCATTCAAACCCCAGAAAATACGGATAATAATCACTATATTAATGTGACAAATTAGACATATTAAGAACCCTGGGGCACACCATCTACATTTAACCCATCGCACTCACACGTTTGCTGCCCCTTGCAACATCGCGGCGACAATGACATACCAGTCAAACAGCACCCGGCACACAACGCGGCCAGCGATGGCATTACATCCCCGGTCACAGACCTGCACCATCGCGGCTAACGGCACGACCTGCAACAACGGTTCCCAGCAGTGCCAGCGACTTAACGCACTGCAGTTACTTCCTGCCTGCGACAGCGTTAACGTCCCATATCACGTCACGCACCACGCGATGGTCTTGGCTGGTTCAGTCATCCACGTGAGTCCCACATGACATCCGCCGCGTGACTGCAGTCCCCCTTAGCATCCGGCACCCTTTGTTTTGATTGGAATCGCCCCCTGCATCTTCCAGGCCAGAATGAATTCATCACCGACCCAGACGGTGCCAAAGTGATGTTTCACCGCTTGACCGTCTTGAACGGTGGGCACCTGGGCCTGCTGTGGTTTGACCGGCTCCGGTTTGGGGCGCAACGCCGCCGACACGTAGACCGCCACAACCGCAATCGCCAGTTGCCACACCCACCAGTAGACGGCCTGTGCGGGTACGCCGTGCGGTGCAGGCAGCGCCGCGGCCACGCACACGCGCACCAGCTGCACAATGAGCACCAGCACGCCCAGGCCCAGCGCCCAGTGCTGGGCGCAGACGCCCGATGGCGTGTCATACCACCAGTAGCGCAGCCGCCACACCCAGAGGTGATACCAGCGGCACAGGCGTGCAATCAGCCCCATGACATTGATACTCCCTCGGGCGTGTGGAGCGGACGATAGACCGCACCGCCAAAGTGAATGGTGTTGCCACGCGCTGCACAGGCGTCCCAGGTGCGCGGGCACGTTGGGAGCACCGTGATCTCTCAGTCATGGCGCCACCTGATGGGTCGCGTGCACTTGGGCACGGCAAGCGGCCTGGGCGTTGTATTTGTTGATTTCGTTGATGTGCAAGCCGATCACTCTGCGGAAGATGGCAAAGATCTCTGGTTGTTCATTTGAAATCGACGGTACTGGCAGGGGGGGGAGTCGGTCGCAGACCGCTTCTGAGCGCGTTGTTGGCAGTATCCCGGGCGGCGCTAAGCTCGTGCACGATGCGAGGAGCAATGACACTGCAATCACTAAGTACGCGAATAATGCGGATACGTCTGATGTTTTCATCGGTGGCAATCCTGTTGTGAGTGACTGCTGCGGCGGCTGATCCACAGCAGTAATGCAACGATGAGCAAGAAGAGGGGAAAGGTCATCACGAGGCCCTGCCTTCGCACAGGGCGCGTTCATCGGCACGGCGCAACACCAGGCCACGCACTTCGTGACCTGCGGCGTATTTCCAGCGGTCCAGTTCGGCGCTGGACGCTGGGCCAGTCGTGCATCCAGGTGACTTCGGGACGTTTGGACCAGGCTTGGTAGAGGGGCAGGATGGCATCCACCAGTGATTCAACCAGGTTGCCGTCGACGTCGCGGGGGGTGGGGACGATGTTGATGCCGCTGGGGCCGATGATGTTCTGGACTAAGGTGGATAGGCCGCCGCTGATGATGTCGTGGTTGCGGTCCAGGTGGCGTGCTTGGTTGCGCAGGGCCACGCCGGTCATGGTCACGATGGTGTTGCCGCTGCCAAAGTCGCGGGAGGCTTGGCGCAGGTGGGTTTTTTCCGCCGCTTCATAGGCCTGTCGGTAGGCAACGGCTTTGACGCGGCTCTGGGCACGGGAGGCAGCCCAGGCTGGGGCAAGCTGGAGGAGGCTGCGGTCGAAGGCAGCAACGAGGCGGTGCAGGCGCGGGGGGGCGGTGGTCATGGTGCGTCTGCGCCGCTGTCTCTGCGGAAGTCGGCAATGGCAATGCGAACGGTGCCGCTCGTGGAGGGGGCCGCTTCTGCGGCGGCGCGGCGCAGCCATTTGTCCAGTTCATCGCTAATCCATTTGGCATCGGCGCGGGTCACTTGGCGTTCGCCATACCGGACGGATTGGCCCAGCAGGACTTTGCGGTAGGCGTCTTTTAGAAGTGCAACTTGGTCGGTAGCAAGGCTCATGTGTCTCTCTGGTGTTGATTGGGAAGCCACTCGGTAAGCCTGGTGATGGGGGCTTTGGTGCGGCGCGTCGTGCGGTTCATAGACGCTTGTTCCAACGGTCGGAGCCAAAGCCGCTGTTAGGAAGCGGTGGCATGTCATGGGGGGCGCTGGGCGGGGCGGGGGTGGCGGTCACTGAGCGCAGGGGGCGGGGGGCGGTGTCAGTGGGCGGGGCAGCTGGTGGGTCAAAGAGGCTGCCGTTGGTCGGTTGGTAGAGCGCTTGGAGGGCTTCCCATTGTGATTCGCGCATGACGTCGACTTTGAGTGCGGGGGCCAGGGTGGCCCAGAGGGCGTAGACGGCGGTGTCCAGGGGTTCGTTGCGCACGCCGCGGGGTTTAATCCAGCGTCCGGCGTCTTTGTCGAAGTATTCGGCGGTGAGGCCGGCGAAGTAGTGTTCTGGCAGTGCGCCAGGATCAGGGTGCAAGGGGTCGGGGATGTCGTCGCCACGTCCGCCAGGAAAGCGCAGCATGCGGGCGCTGATGTCTTCAGCAGTGCCTGTTTGGGCGGCGTTGTCTTTGGCAGCCAGGGCGGCGCCTAGCCAGCCGTAGATCATGTGTTTGAGGACGCTGGTGCCAACGCCCCAGACGCCGACGTCTCGGGCCAGTGTTTTGCCGCGTTCGTCCACGGTGGTTTTTGAGGGGCGGTAGACGGCGCGGTCTGATTTGATTTCGGCGCGGCCACGCACGAGGTAGAGGGTCTGTTTCAGAAAGCCATGTGGGGTCTCTAGGATGCGGGATTGGCCGGACCAGCCAACGTGTTGTTTGATGAATTGGGCGACGGTTTCTGTCCAGTTGCCGCCGTCAATGGCGACGGCGCTAATGGGCATGTCGATGCCACAGGCGGTTTTCCAGGTGCCGCGCAGGTAGGTGTCCAGGTCGGTGTAGCTGTCCAGGACGGTGGGGTCCAGGTCGATGACGGCGTAGTCAACGATGTAGCGGCGTTGGCCGCGGCCGGTGGCGATGAGGTGGATTTCAGCGCGGTCATGGGCAAGGTCCACGCCCGCCGCAAGGACGAGGCCGCCCAGGGGCACCAGGCCACGATAGACGCCAGGTTCGGCGAGGGTGGCCACTTCGTGAGCGGCGCGGACGTCACGTTCGCCTTGGAAGGGCAGGCCCAGAATCAGGTTGGTGAAGCCAGGCAGTTTGGAGGGGTCGCGTTTGGCTTCGGCCCATTTGTCTGCAATCTGTTTCCAGCTCAGGCCCAGGCCTAGGGGGGCGTAGGCGGCCCAAAGGTGGTAGCTGCGATGGTCCGGAGGGGCCGATGGGTTGTGGGGGTGCCAAAAGGCGGTGCCGCCGGTGCCGCGTTCTTTGAGGATGGTGTTTTTGTGGTGTTCTTGGATGATGCAGCCGTTGACGGCGCAGGCAAAGGTGCCATCTGGCTGGAGGTGTTCCAGGTCTAGGACTTGTTCGCCGCCGCAATGGGGGCAGTGGATGTGGTAGTGGCGTTGGTCGCCGTCAAGAAAGTTTGTTTCAATCGCGCTGCCACCAGCAACGGTGGGGGTGCAGGCGCGGTAGATTTTGCCGCGTTCGCCGTGGGACATGATGCGGGCGGCGATCTGTTGGTCGGCGGTGCCTTGGTTGTTGAGGTTGCGGGGGTATTCGTCAATTTCATCCAAAAATGCGTAGCAGGCGGTGATCTGGCGGAGTTGGCTGGAGGAGTTGGCCCATTTCACGAAGAGGGTGCCGCCTGGATATTGTTTTTCGAAGGTGTTGTTGGTGGTGAGTTTGTTGAGCAGGGGGGGCATGTCCAGGACGCCTGGGTCAAATTTGGCTACGGTCCAGGTGCGGGCCAGGTCTTTGACGGGTTGGGTGACGATCATGGAATCAATGCCGCGGTCAATGACGTAGCACACCCAGTTGATGCCGATTTCGGTCGCGCCAATTTGGCCGGATTTCATGAAGCTGACCTGTTGCACGGGGGTGTGGTCGCTGAGGCAATTCATGATTTCGCGCAGCGGGGGGTGGCGGTCGGTGCGCCATTGGCCTGGTTCAGCGCCTGAGCCGCGGGCGATCTTGCGGTAGGCATCGGCCCATTGGCTGATCTCCAGGCGCGGGGGGACTTCCCAGGCGTGCTGCCAGGCGGTGGAAACGGTGTGGTAAGCGTTGGCCAGTTGGATGTCGGGGAAGTCGTCGAGGCTCATCCGGATACTCCTTCTTCCTCGAATTCGAGGGTGTCGTTGGCTTGGACGGGTTCGGCGTCGGGTGTGTTGGTTTTCAGCAGGGTCGTGGCGGCGTCCTGCATTTGCTTGCAGATGTGAGCGACGTCGGTATCAATGATCTGGGTGACTTTGCCCGCATCGGTCTCTGCCGCCAGTGTCTTGCGTAGTCGGCCACTCATGCCGCGGAGCTGGTTCAGTGCTTGGCGTACCAGGGTGAAGACGGCGCGGTTGACCTCATCTACGCAGGTCAGTTGTTCGGCTTGCTTGCCCAGATCAAGTTCAGCCATGAGTGCACGCGCGACGCGCTCGCGGCGGAACGCTTCTTGCACCGGAATGCCCTGTGGGGTCATCACGGTGAAGGTGGGTACGGCGGCGGCGGGAGGGTCGGTCATGCCGCGCTTGCCGCCCTGCACGGGATGGGTCATGCCATCCAGCAGGGTGTCACTGGCGTTCACGTGGATGCGGCCATCCTCGCCCAGGATCACATTGCCTTTGCGCCGCATCCGGCGGATGTAGGAGTCGCTGACGCCGCGGTGCTTGGCGTATTCGGCGGTGGTCATGGTCGTCACAGAACCCATCGGAACCCCCCCGCCCCTACCGGAACCAAAATCTGGAACCAGGACATGCACGCAAAACGGGGTCCGAATTGCCCGCGGTGCAGACCCCCACGGAGGAACCTTTGACAGCGGCCCGCCACGGGGAGCAGAAAGCAACGCTCCTTACCGCCACCGGTCCGCTGTCCCAACTGTCCCAAGCTCTCAAAACAGGTTGGGACAGCAAAACCCCCGCCGTGATTGGTTTGTCCCAACTGTCCCAAGTGTCCCAACCTAAATGGATAGATAGAGGGATAGATGGAATGTGCTCTGTGATACGTGCGCGAGCAAAAAAGCTTGGGACGCTTGGGACACGCCCGTGAATCAAAGCCCGAGGTTGGGACAGAGGTTGGGACAGCTTGGGACAGCTTGGGACAGTGCTCAGAAATCGGGCGCATCGTCCCTCCCGTTGTCATCCTGTGGATTGGGTACAGGCGCTTGCTGCCCTCTGTCGGCCTGTGGATTGGGCGCAGGCGCTCCGTGGTCGCTATACGTGCATTCACGCACCCAGCGCCACTCCCGCCCGCCTTCCGGCCACCTGAGACGTTTATGCACCCAGGTATCTTCGACGCAGGCATCCCCTGGGAGTGGATCGCGCCCTAAGCGCTTCATGATGCTGGCAACGCGCATCTGGGAACTCCTGTCGTGCCTGGCCGGGTCCACGCCGATGGCAAACTCCAGTAGCTCATCGGTGGTCGTCCACAGGACACGCCACCCTGCAGTACCCTTCAACCGCTGCGGTGCAATCTCCTTCCCATCCCCTGTTTTGCGAAATTGACCGGCGAGGAATTGCTCCACGCGGGCCTCCCAGCTATCGCCGATGTAGCGGGCGGCCTGCTCGGCGGGGGCGTCATCAGGCAATACCCAGTACGGGAAGTGATCAAGGAACAGCCGCACTGCCTCGGCCCATAGCTGATCGCGCTCGGCCACAATGCGCGAGACATCCACGTTGCCATCGGCACGCACCGGCAGAAAGCGCCGCCCGCCCGTGGCATCCTTCAGGTATTCCCGATCATTGGTCGTGCCGACAAACACGCACTCCCGCCGGTAACTATTAGGCAGGCGTTCGTAAGGCGCGCGAAACTTATCGGTACGTCGGGTGATGGCCACTTTCACCGCGGTCACATCCGCCTTGCCGAAGCTGTCCATCTCGCCGATCTCCACGCCCCAGCACCCCTGGATGACCTGATAAAAGTCCTTCCCCGTGGGCGACTCAGCCGTTTCTACAAACCAGTAGGTGCCGAACAGTTCGCTCAGTGAGGTGGACTTGTGCTTGCCTTGCGGGCCTTCCAGCACCAGCATGAAATCCACCTTGGCCCCAATGGATGGATTCTTTGGATCCACCCACAGCACCCGCGCCACGGCACCGACCATGAAACACAACGACGCTTGCCGCGAATAAGTGCGGTCACTGGCACCGAACATGTCAATGAGCATCGTCTCCACGCGCGGTGTCCCGTCCCACTGCACCCCCGTCAGGTATTCACGGATCGGGTGCCGCCGATACCGCCGTGCAACCGCAATCACGGCCTTTAGCACGTTGTCATCGCTGCACTTCATTCCATAGCGCTCTGGATGCTGGAGCCATGCCGCAAGCTCGCTACTGTCAGCATCCACAAACTCATCGCGTGTACTGCCCTGCCA